GTATTTTTTTCCATAGGTATTTTATAAATATCTTTGTACAAATTTACTAAATTAAATTCAATGAAATCTGATTACCTAAAGTACTGGAGAGTAGTTCGATACTTTATAAAAGCTAAGTATGGTCTGAACGCTCAAGAGCTAGATATGCTACTTTTTTTAAGGTCGGAGCAATATTTTGACAAAGGAAGATTCCAAGACTTCAATAATCTATTGGGATGGAATAAAAATAGATTTGAAAAGTTAAGGCAAGAGGGGTGGATAGAAGTTTTCCGTAAAGGACATAGAGGGAGAAAAGCCGTCTACTGTCTATCTTACAAAACTAAACGAGTAATAAAATCTATATATGATAAGCTAGAGGGCAAAGAGATACCTACCTCTCAAACTTCAAATCCTATGTTTGCTAAAAATGTATCATACTCCGATAAAGTGTATCGCAACATGATAATAGAGATGAACGAGTTTATAAAACAACAACGACATCGTTCTGAGAAATAATCGTATAAGGTTCATTATTGATAAGCATGGTATATCCAGCTCTCTTATCATAATATATTTCATCCCCTTCTGATATCACAGTAACATCTGTCCCTGGTTTTACTACTTTTCCTTTTTTGTATCTTAGCTGGTTTGCGTCATCTGAAGATAACAATAATCCTGATGAGGTTTTAATTTCTTCCTCAATGGTTTTGATTACAATGTTTATTCCTATTGGTTTCATGTTATTTGTATTTAGGTCCTACGAACCAAGTTACTAAAGAGTGACGTACACCTTTTGAAACTGGTTTTACTCTATGATATTCAAAAGAAGGAAAAAAAACAATATCCCCCTTATTCATTTCTAATGCAGGTAGGTTATAAAATTCAAACTCCCCTCCTTCAAATTCATCATTAAGTAGAGCTGTCATTGATAGCTTTCTTGTTTTATTATGTAAAAATTTGTTGTCAGGGTTATTATAAGCCCGAAATCCTGAAGCGTCTTTATGATATCCATAAAACCCTTTTTTTTTATATTTAGTTAGCTGCATACTTTCTGCGGCATCAACATCTATATTCCAACCAGAGTTTGAATTAGCTGAACGCATATAAGAAAAAACTAAATCATATAGCCATTGTTCGTTCATCCAAACAACAGAAGAGTCTCTAATATCTTTATTAAGAACATGATTAGTGAGTGTTGCGTCTTTAAATTTATTTGCTCCTAAATCTAAAATACGTTTACAGGTCTCATCGTCTAGTGCTTTATTAAATTGCCAATATCTAAAATCTTCTTCATTCATGTTATATAGTTTTAAATATATTTTTTAATATTTCCCACACAATAATTACAGTAATTATTTCCTATTGGTTTCATTTGTTTTATTTATAACATTCATAATAATACTCACAAGTTTTTGTTCCGTTCCTATTAACTATACATTCTTTTGAGGTTTTAACGCAAGTATCTTCAAGTATATCTTTATGAGTGCAGCTAATAAACAATAAAAAAAACAATACCCTTTTCATTTAAAAGTTCGTTTTAATATTTCCCACACGATAATTACAACAAGTATTTCCTGCCATGGCATTATTTACTTCTTAACATATCTTCAAGCAAAATTTTTTTTACCTGATAATAAATACCGTTTGCTTGCGTTACTGTAACTAGTTTATTTAAAAAAAGTTTAGCAGCAATTTTGTCGGCTAACTTATCAGCCGTGGTTTCTTCTTTGTGATTTTTTAATTCCATAATATTTATTTTTGCTCATAACTTCTTGCCATAGTAACTATAGCATTAGTAGATAAAATAGTAATAGCAACCGACACTGCATTTTGAAGCGCGCTCTTAGTTACTTTCATAGGGTCTATAATCCCCATCTTATACATATCACCATAAATATTTTTCTTTACATCGAATCCCCTGGTGTAAGCAAGTGTTTCTTCTGAATTGTAAACACTATCTAATTCAAGACCTGCGTTTCGAAGGATTTGAGTAATTGGCGCACGAAGTGCGTCAGCTAAAATTGCGCAAGCAATTTTTTTAGATTTATTAATTTTATTGTTATCAGCAATAACACTATATACATTATAAAATTCATACAACGCCAGACCTCCACCGGGGAGGATTCCTTCTAATAAAGCCGAGCGCACCGCACAGACTGCATCATCAACTCTGTCATAAAGTTCTTTCTGCTCTAGGTCGGTGTTACCGCCAACATAAATAACACCAATTCCGCCTGTAAGCGATGCAATTCTCGACAATATAAAATCTTTATCTCCCTTCTTCTTAGCCAGGTCATGAGCCTCCCATAATTGTTTTACTCGCTCCTGTACATTGTCCTCAGTCTCTTTGTTATCTTTTATAACTATAGTAGAATCTTTGCCTACAATAACCTTAGCGGCATGGCCTAGGTCTTTAAACTCCACGATGCTTAAATCGTCTCCTGTCTTTTCTGAAAAATAAGTAGCACCAACTGTCAGGGCTATGTCCTGCATAAGTTCATGTTGTTTGTAACCAAAGGAGGGTGGAGTTATGTTACAAATTTTCAAGTTGTTCTTCATCACATTCGCCGCAAGGGTGTTTATGACGTTGGTAGAACAAGGCGCTACTATTAGTAATTTTTTGCCATCTTGTATAATGGGCTTTAATATATTCTCTATCGTGAGAAGGTTTGTTATTTCCGCATCCGATACAAGGATATGCACATCCTCTAGCACACACTCATCCTTCTTCTGATTATTGATAAACAAGTTAGAACTATACCCTCTGTCTATTTTGAGCCCATCGGTGGTCTCGCTATAAGTATCTGAGGTCTGAGACCGCTCTACTGTCACAATCCCATTCTCTCCAACCTTGTTATAAGTGTCGGCAATAATTTTACCAATAGTACTGTCGTTGTTGGCCGATATAGTAGCCACATCTGCCAGCATCTTCTTGGTAACCTTTCTACTGTTCTTTTTTAAATTCTTTATAAGGTCTTTCGTCTCAGATAAAAGCTCACGCAATATTTCAGTCTTATTGTCCATCGGAGTAATACGAGACATACCCGAGCGTACTAACGCCTCTGTAAGCACTATCGCCGTAGTAGTACCATCACCCGCAAGGGTCGCCGTTCGGTCTGCCGCTTCACGCATCATCCTTACCGCTAAATTTTCTACTGGGTCTATAAGTGCAATAGACTTAGCTACAGTTACACCATCTTTGGTCACAGTTATTCCATGAGTATGTTCTGGTGATTCTATAATAACAGTATTACCCATTGGACCTAGCGTGCTCTTTACAGCATCTGCCATCTTGGTTATACCGCTAATAAGTTTTTCTTGTCCGCTTTGAGCAAAGTGTAGCTCCTTTGGTGTGTATCCTCCCTGTTCCATGATTAAATTTAATTTGATTCAAAGTTAAAACATTTTATTTAGATATAAAAATGTCGAAAAAAAATTTCCCTTATATATATATATATTATTATCTATTATTATTATTATTATTATTATTAAAATTAAGAGATAAAATCGACATTATCGACATGGCCCTGATAATCAGCAAACTAAACGTCGCAAAATCGACACACTATCGACACTATCATTACAATAACGACACAGATAATGTAATTATCATCTGTTGGAGTAAAATTTAATGTGCTTCCTGAAGTACCAGAAATAGAAAAGGTAGCCGAAGCTACCTTAACATTGACCAACATAAAACTAAATATTTAGAGAAGTCCTCTAAATGTCTTCATAGATTCCGCTCTTTCGATTCCATCTGCAATCATCTTAATCTTGCGGTTCTCTGTAATAATTCTTTTCATATTTGCAGCCTCTTGAATACCTGTCATTCCATTAGGTCTTTCGTTTACAAGTCTGCCGTTCTTTATATTTAGTCCTTCCATTAGTACATTATTTTAAAACTTATTAATCCTAAATAGATTGTCACTTCAGAATAATTAAACTCCCTGTCTCTAGGGTAATAAGACCAGCCTAATGCAAATCCTATTTTAAGTCTGTTGTGAACTTCTATTTCCATATACAAAGATAATAAAAAATATTAG